CTGCGCGGCTTTGGTGCGGTACTGCTGCAGCCAACCGATGTTGACGTCTTCCAGCAGCGGGAATGCGGCGCGGTCGGTGTCGGCGGCGGCATGGGTACCGTTGAAGCCGATCTGCAGACGGTCCAGCGCCTGACGCTTGACGATGGCATCGCGCAGGCGCGCCTGGAAGTCCGGGAACTTGGCCCAGGCATCGAGCAGCGCATACGGAATCGCGGTGTCGAAGTCGGTCTTCTTGGCGACATACTCGTTCTTGTCGAGCGCGGCGACGTTGCGCGGGGTGCGGGTCTTACCGGCGCCAGTGTCGGTGCGGCTGGCGATGCTGCCGGTGACGCCGATGCCCACCTTCTGGCCGGACAGTTCATCCACCGGGATGATGTTGATCTTGGACAGGAACTCGCTCGACTCCTGCATGCGCGTTTCCAGCTTCTGCTGCACGGTCGGATCGACAGCGAAAGAATGGAAGGCGGAGGTGATGCCGTTGAGCTTGGCGATCTGCTCGGCGAACTGGTTGAACTGCAGGCGGGTGGCGTTTTGCATGGTGGCTCCGAAGGGTGTGGCGCTGCGGCGTGTGTGTGGTGTGGGATCAGCAGTCGGTCAGCACGGCCGCGCCGCTGCCGGTGACCACCGGGCGTGCGGGCTGCGTGGGGTCGGGCTGCTGCGACAGCGACTCGCGCAGCTGCGCCAGGTCGTTTGCCAGCTGCTCGTGCTTGCTCTTCTGCTCGGCGTGCTCGGCCTGCAGGCGGTTGAAGCGTTCGTCCTGGCCGCGCACGTGCTCGGCGATCTCTTCGATGCCTTCGCCGAGGTCTGCAAACTGGGCGGCGGTGATGCTGGTGGCGTCCTCGCTCTTAAGAGCGGTGCGGATCCGGCTGAGCAGATTGGCGACCGGGCCTTCGCTGACTTCGCTGAATTCCAGCGCGGTTTCCTCGGCGACGGTGAACAAGTTGCCCGGTGACTGCTTGCGATCTGCCAGCGGATTGGCATCCGGGTTCTGGCTGGCAAAGCTGAGCATGGAGGTGCCCAAGCTGGCAGGCGAATCGGTCACGGCCAGGCCGACCAGATACGCCTTGCCGGTGTTGGCGAACTTCTCCTGCACCTCGATGCTGGTGTAGAGCTTCTGCTTGGACTTGTTGATGGTGATCAGGTCGGCGGTCGGCTCGATCTGTGCGAACAGCGCCAGACGCTTGGTGCCGTCGATCTCTACCTCTTCGGCCTTGACGGCGGTGACATCGCCATACGCTCGGAACGGCGAGTCCGGTAGCAGGCTGCGCATGTGCTCGATCCAGATGCGGGCGTTGTAGGTCTCGCGGTTGTAGGTGGCGGCCATGTCGTCGATCCAGCTGCGCTGAATCGTGCGGCCATCAGTGGTGGCGCCTTCGACGGCCACGCGGAACCAGTTGGAACGGAACTTCTTGGTCTTGCCCGACATGGGTGTCCTTTGCGCTGGATGCGTTTGCGATGACCCATGGTCAAACGCGACGCAAAGCGCAGCAACGAAACCACCATGTAAACAAGGCGATTACGCGTCGTTGAACTGTCGGGATTAAGAGGTGGGCCGCACCCTGGTCGGCATGCAAAACGTTGCCACCCAGCTCCCGATGGACACCCGCAGACAGGCCAAGTTCCTGTACTGGATGGGATGGCGCGTGACCGAAATTGCGCAGGCCATCGGCGAGAACGAGAAGACTGTACACAGCTGGAAGTCGCGTGACGAGTGGGATCGCGCAGATAACGTCGAGCGCATCGGCGGCGCACTGGAAGCGCGCCTGGTCGTGCTGATCATGAAGCCGGAAAAATCCGGCGGCGACTTCAAAGAAATTGATCTGCTGCACCGGCAGCTGGAGCGCCAGGCGCGCATCCAGCGCTACCAGGGCGGCGGCAACGAAGCCGACTTGAATCCAGCTGTCGCCAATCGCAACGCCGCGCCGAAGAAGAAGCCCAAGCGCAACGACTTCACTGAGGAGCAGATCGAACAGCTCACCACGGCGTTCGTCGACGGCTGCTTCGACTATCAGCGCGACTGGTACCGGGCCGGCAACCAACGTACCCGCATCATCCTCAAGTCGCGTCAGATCGGTGCCACGTACTACTTCGCCCGCGAGGCGCTGATCGACGCGCTCACCACCGGGCGCAACCAGATCTTCCTCAGCGCGTCCAAGTCGCAGGCGCACCTGTTCCGTAGCTACATGCAGCAGTTCGTGCGCGAGACGATCGACGAGACGCTGTCCGGCGGCGACACCATCGTGTTTCCCAACGGCGCCGAGCTGTTCTTCCTGGGCACCAATGCGCGCACCGCGCAGGGCTACCACGGCAATTTCTACTTCGACGAATTCTTCTGGACCTACGGGTTCAACGAGTTGGAGAAGGTTGCCAGCGGCATGGCCATGCACCAGAAGTGGCGCAAGACCTACTTCAGCACGCCGTCCAGTATGGCGCACGAGGCCTACACCTTCTGGACCGGCGAGCGCCGTAACAAAGGCAAGCCGGCCGCACAGCGGATCCAGATCGAGGTCTCGCACGATGCGCTGGCCGGTGGGCGCCGCTGCCAAGACCGCGCGTGGCGGCAGATCGTCAACATTCTCGATGCCCAGCGCCGTGGCTGCGACCTGTTCGACATCGATGAGCTGCGCGAGGAATACAGCCCGGACGCCTTCGCCAACCTGTTGATGTGCGAGTTCGTCGACGACGGCGCCAGCATCTTCCCGCTTGCGATGCTGCAGCCGTGCATGGTCGACAGCTGGGTGGAGTGGGGTCAGGACTACAAACCGTTCGCCGCGCGCCCCTACGGCGATCGCGCGGTGTGGATCGGTTACGACCCGGCCGAGACCGGCGATACCGCCGGCCTGGTCGTGCTCGCACCACCGCAGCAGCCTGGCGGCAAGTTCCGGCTGCTGGAGCGCATCCAGTTCCGGGGCATGGACTTTGCCAAGCAGGCCGCCGAGATCGAGCGCATCACGCGCCGCTATTGGGTGACCTACATCGGCATCGATACCACCGGCATGGGCAGCGGCGTGGCACAGCTGGTGAAGCAGTTCTTCCCGAATCTGGTCACCTTCAGCTACTCGCCCGAGGTCAAAACGCGCCTGGTGCTCAAGGCGTTCGACGTTATCCACAACGAGCGACTGGAGTTCGACGCCGGCTGGACCGACGTGGCGCAGTCGTTGATGGCCATCCGCAAGACGATGACCGCCAGCGGCCGGCAATCCACCTTCACCGCTGGCCGCTCGGAAGAGACCGGCCACGCGGACCTGGCATGGGCACTGTTCCACGCGCTGCAGAACGAACCGCTGGAAGGGCGCACCGCGCGCAATTCCGGCTTCATGGAGATCTCTTGATGTTGACTGATCAGTTGCCCGCTACCGCGCCTGCAGTGCCCGCACGCGCCGAGGCCTTCACCTTTGGCGACCCGACGCCGGTGCTCGATGGGCGCGGTGTGCTGGACTACTTGGAGTGCTGGCAGAACGGGCGCTGGTACGAGCCGCCGGTGGCGCTGGATGGCCTGTCCAAGACCACCCGCAGCAATCCGTTCCTGCAGTCCGGGCTGATCTTCAAGCGCAACACGCTCGCGCGCACCCTCAAGCCGCACCGGCTGCTGACGCGCGAAGCCTTCGAGCAGTTGTCGCTGGACTGGATCACGCTGGGCAATGGCTACCTCGAGCGCCGCCGCAACCGCATGGGCGGTGCGCTGTCGCTGAATGCGCCGCTGTCCAAGTACATGCGGCGCGGCATCGCCGAGGGCGAGTACTTCCAAGTGCGCACCTGGCACGACGAACATGTGTTCGAGCCGGGCAGCGTGTTCCAGCTACGCGAGGCCGATGTCGATCAGGAGCTCTACGGCCTGCCCGAGTGGATGCCGGCGATGCAGTCGGCGCTGCTCAATGAGTCGGCCACATTGTTCCGCCGCAAGTACTACAACAACGGCTCGCATGCCGGTTTCATCCTGTACCTAACCGACCCGCAGCAGAGTCAGGAAGACGTGGATGCGCTGCGCAACGCCATGAAGGGCGCCAAGGGGCCGGGCAACTTCCGCAACCTGTTCATGTACTCGCCAGGCGGCAACAAGGATGGCTTGAAGCTGATCCCGGTCAGCGAAGTGGCGGCCAAGGATGAGTTCAGCGGCATCAAGGGCATCACTCGCGACGACATGCTGGCCGCGCTGCGGATCCCGCCGCAACTCATGGGCATCGTGCCGCAGAACGCTGGCGGCTTCGGGTCCATCCGCGAGGCGGCCGCCGTGTGGGCCGCCAATGAGCTGGAACCACTGCAGGCGCGCATGTTGAAGATCAACGACTGGGTGGGCGATGAGGTGATCGCCTTCACCCCGTACGCGCCGCCAGCGACGGCGTAATCCTTTCCCACCGCAAGACCACGCAATGCTCAAGAACCTCCGTTGTGGCGAATGCGCCCGCCTGCTGTGCAAGGCCGGCGCCTTCGACGAAATCCAGATCAAGTGCCCG